CATCGCCGGTCCACTTGTACTGTATGCCTGTGGTTAGATTGGTCACATACTGTGTTTCGGTGTCTGTGACACTGTTGAATGCTATGATCCAACGCACACCATCAAATTCAATGATGTCATTGGCATTGGCCAGCAAGGGTTGACCAGCCATGCCCAACCATGCACTGGGATTTTGACTGTTTGAGGAATTGCCTGTTGCTTCGGTTAACAGGTATCTTTGACCCAATAGACTGCTGTCAAGTCCATCACCAGGACCAGACAGCAAAGGATTGATCACAGAATCCACAGGCAACAAAGTGTTTTGCGGAGCAGTGTCAGGATCAATATTGAATATTAGCAGTCGATCATCAGCAGGATTTATGGTAACAGTACCTACAATACTGGAGTCTGGATTCCAGGGATTGTCTAGAGTGATATAACTCACACCAGGTCGCAACACACCATATGCTTCAATCACAGCAGGCCAAGTTATCTGGGGATCTTCCACAATGGGGAATGTGAAAGGTGACAAACTCAATCTGTTGGGCACTACCACTTCCGCTGGCTGTAAAATTTGCAGTTGTCCATCCAACAACACCACTTGATAGTTCCAAGGCGTGACTTTGAGGCGTGTTCCCAACAGCAGATCGTTGTCTAATATGGCATTGGCAGCATCACCATTGGCATCAAATATTGATGCAATCACACGTTCGACCACGCCCAGTTTCTTGACCTTGGCCGGTGAACTGATCCAAATAGGGATACCAAATGTCAAGGTCATGATGTCTATGGGATTTTCTGTGTTAACAGGTATAACTCTTGAACTCCAGTTTACTTTTTCCAAATCAACCACACTCAATGAAGTCCAGTCAATGTAGTTTTCTGAACTTTGTATCTCCAGGCTGGGATTGAACAAGGTGGCAATCTGCTCAAACAACTGCATTTTTTGGTTGGTGTTTGATGTCCAGATGTCCAAGTTTATGGTCATACGATATGGCACAGGCATCAAGCGTTCAATGGTAAAAGCATTGCCTTGGGTGGTTTCGTAGGAGTCTGTGGCAGCATCATAAGTGCGTTGACGAACCTGCATTTTGTTCACATGATACGGCTCTTGCATTCTGGGACGATCATAATCAAGTGCAGTTATGTAAAAAGTCATGAGCGGGGTTGATGGCAAGGCATTGGCTGAGTTTTGTTGCATGATTGTGGCGGCCTGACGAGTAGCATCGCCATAACGCACAGGAACACGAATCAAGTCTGTAGTGCCTTGCTCGTTGCGGCCATATTCCACTTGAAACAAACTGACCATGCGTGTGAACTGTAGCAGGTATCTGCGTATCTGTTCGTCGAAAAAATACATTTGACTCATTTTTGATTAACTAGATGGTTGATAGGGTTGAGTTGGAGGATAGGGATTGGCAGGTTTGTTGCCACCTTGATCACCATTGCTCAAATCGGGTTGCAGGGCCTGACTCAAACTTTGGCGACTTGGAATGTTGCCCATGTCTGTGGTCGGCGTAGTGTATGTATTGTTGACAAAACTCGACCGTAAAGTATTGTTGGTGGCTCCAGGTGTGAGTTGTGTGCGTACATCACTTTCAATCTTGACCCAAGATCTGCCATTGTAGCGAAATAGTCGATTGGGAAAGTAATCCAATCTCAGTGCATACTGTCCAGCAACAGGATTCACAGGAAAATTCACACCGGCAGTGACGGGCAAACCATTGGGTGCGCGGCCATCGCCTGTGAGATAACCTGCGGTGTATCCATCTCCGCGTGGAGAATTGCCTTCGTTGGCCACTGTTCTTGATGCATCAGTTAAGGTATAGTCTGCGGTATAAGTTGCCGTGGAGGGATTGGCAGGTGTACCATCAGGATTGGTGGCCACAATATAAAATTTCACAACATCAAAACCGGACTTGGGTATCTCTGCTTCGGCTTGAATCAATATAGCGTCATTGAGTTCAAGATCCTTGGGTCGAGTACTCATCCGGTCTGCCAATGTATCAGGATTGGATTTTTCTTGCCAATATTGTGTGTTGGTGATGTCCGTGCCCGGCGGCACATTCTTGGTACTGATATAATAGGTGTCTCCCGACAGCACCGTGACACCCCCAGGGTAAAAATTGCCAGGATCCCAAATGTTGAGTGGCTCAAATGGTTGTTTGGTGATTTCGTTGAACTCTTGAGCATTGACCATGGGTGTGCATTTCACTCGCCACAAGTGAGGCAACCAAGTTTGGCTAAAGCCTTCAGAAGCAAATGCCGCATCCTGTATCACGTAAAATTTTGGTAAGGCACGTGGTATAGTTTGATTTAGTGGATTGTAGTCACGCAGATTGGGCAGTTCCAGCACATCGCCTGACATAAGTTTGCGTCCCACAGTGTCAATCATGTTGTTGTAGTGAAACGTTATGAATATGGTATCATTGTTCAAGAACAAGCCAAATTGTGTGAGATCAAAATCAATGTCTTGAGTATTGTAAACTCCACGCATGACATACACATCCGGATCGTAGTTGCGGTCTCTGTTTTCTAACAACAGCAAATCTTCGATAAAAAGTGGATTTGATTCTGAATACTTGGGAAGAGTAGCGTCATTGTCCCCGGTGTTGTCGTTGGTCAGCGGACCCAGGTATTTGTGCAAATACATATCAACGCCTCCAACCTGATACATCTCCGATATTGTTCTATCGAAAAACTGGTAGTCGGCTGTTCTGTTGGGTCTGAATAAACTTAGGCGTGGCATAGTCTAGTATTTATGGGTAATACTTTTGTTTACTTGACCAAAAAACCTGTTGATGCTATAATTACAGCATATTTTGGAGAACCTATGAAAGCCACTGCCGCACTCAAACCTCTCAATCCCCGTAGCCCTGATACCAAATATGTAGGATCGGAACCCACTTGGCGAATCCAGCCCACAGAAGGTCGCATCAGTGCTCTAAGCAATGCGTTTGGTTGGTACAATTACTTTTATGGCAAAAAAGAAGCCAAAGACTTTGTGGTGGCCTATTTGGACAAGCATGAAAAAAGCAAGGAAGCACGACAAATTCGTACCTTACCTGACAGCCAAATGCGACTGACCACAGGTTGGCTATGCCGTATGAGCATGATGGGCTTGCAATTAAGCGATCATGAACAAATACAGTTAGACAATCTGATTGCAGAACTTGTGGCTGTCAAGCAAGAAATTCGGGCAGAAGCACAGGTTGCCGATGATGAACCTGCTCGACCCAATATCCAAGACCGTCTTCGTGAAAAAGTTAGCGAATGCGGTGCAGAACTCGAAGCCATGTTTGATGAGTTTATGTCAGCAGGTGCAAAAATGTCAGCAGACTTCAAGCCCATCATGCTAATCCGTGGCATGAATGTGGCACCGCAAATGATCAGTGTGATCAGTCATCACTGGAAAGCACGTCTTGCTGAATTTGAGCAGGCCATAGAAGGGCGGGACTCACAACTGGTAGAAGCCTACAGTTTCTTGACAAAAATTCAATTGCGTAATTGTATCAAGTTCTGCGAAACAGTGATTAATGACTGTGGTGCTTATGTGCAGATTAAAAAAGTGGAACGTAAACCGCGCAAGGTCAAAGCCGTGCCACCAGAAAAACGTGCGGTCAAGTTCAAGATCATGGCTGAGTTTGCTGAACTCAAACTCAAGAGTTTGCCAGCCGCAAGCCTTGTGGACAAGTCGGAAGCCTGGTTGTATGACACCAAAAAACGCAAGTTGATTCACTTGGTAGCAGACAGCCACACACAGGCATTCACTGTGAAAAACAACTCAATCATTGGCTTCAGCACCGCAGATACACAACAAAAGACTGTGCGTAAACCTGCAGAAACGCTCAAAGCCCTAACAACCGCAGGCAAGCCAGCCGCACGTAAGATATTCAAAGACATTAAGACCACAGAAACTGCCTGGAACGCTCGTGGTACCGAAAACTTGATCATTCTCAAGAGTTGGTAATGGGCTAAATATTGGGTACGGAGTACCCAATGTCAGAAACCCAAGATAGTTTAACCACACTCAAATCCCAACTGTTTGATTATGTTCGCTTTACTTTGGGCGACCAAATTGTGGATCTTGAACTGGACCCTGCACACTACGAAACTGCTTATCAACGCACCATTGGCACTTATAGACAGCGAGCCAACAATGCCTATGAAGAAAGTTACAGTTTCATGCAGTTGGTCAATCAGGTAAACATCTATACCTTGCCACAAGAAGTTCAAAGTGTGCGACAGATCTTTAGACGCACATTTGGTATTGCCACAGGTCCTTTTGGATCAAACTTTGACCCGTTCAGTCAAGCACAGATGAACGTGTACTTGATCAACTTCAACCAAGCAGGTGGCTTGGCCACTTATGATTTTTACAGTCAGTATGTGGAATTGGCCGCACGTATGTTTGGTGGCTACCTAAACTACACTTGGAATCCAGTGACCAAGAAACTGCAACTGATCCGTAGCCCCCCTGGTGGTGGCGAAGTTGTGTTGCTTTGGACCTATAACCTTAAACCCGAAATTCAATTGCTGAGTGACTACCAAATTCAACAGTGGATCCGTGACTACATGGTTGCGGCCTGCAAGATGATCATTGGTGAAGCACGTGAGAAGTTTGGACAGATTGCTGGACCGCAAGGCGGCAGCGTCTTAAACGGCACAGCCATGAAAGCCGAAGCACAGGCCCAAATGGATGCCAAAATCCAAGAACTGGTCATGTACGTGGACGGATCACAGCCACTGACCTTTGTAATTGGCTAATGCCCACACTGATAGTAGGTTGTAGTTTTTGTAGCACCCTTGGTGAACAAAACCCAGATCGATGGCAATCGCGTCCTGACGTAGTGGTACAAGCAACATCAGGAACAGGTAATCAAGCCATGGCTGCAAGAGTAGCATTTGAATGTTCTAGGTACAATTATAATCGAGTGATTGTGATATGGACAGGAATCAATCGACTTGATACTATGATCACTCGAGATCTACATGAAACGTATCCAGGCGCCAAACAATGTAGACCAGAATACAGTTTCTGTACTCCGTTAGAACAAAGTGTTTGGTACCATTCGGGTGGCCAGGCTGGATCTTGGACATGGAAAGATTGTCCATCAGAAATACATCAAATTTTTAAAACACAATATCTTGGAGCAAGTCCGAGATATCTTTCAGATATCAGTTTATGCAGTGTGTTTTACACACAAAGTTTTTTAGAAAAATTAGATATCAAATATCAAATGAGTTTTATCTACAATCCTCTAGCACAATGGTCACACACTAGACACGAGCATTATTTTGGAACAATAGATAAACATTCTGCTTACTACAATCTAGTAGACTGGGCAAAGATAGATATCACCAACACTGCCTTTGAATGGGCCAATCAAGACCTCAATCGATTGGAAATTGATCAATTGCATCCAACTCGAGACGCTATGAGAGAGTGGATAGATCTTACCTTTAACATAGACATTGCCGCGTAACTTTGCTATAATCTAGCAATGCACCTGATGATTGATCTTGAGGGTTTGGCAACAGGCCCTGACACTACTATTCTTACCATAGCCGCCCAGGCCTTTGATCCGTTTGGGTCAGGCTATTACGATCAGCATTACTATGCTAGAATCACACCGGAAAGCCAGGAAAATCGCGCCATTGATGACGGTACAATTGCATGGTGGGCTACACAACCAGAACACGCTAGAGAAGAAGCATTTGGCGAGCAAGATCGTATCCCCTTGGATCAAGCATTAGATGAGTTAGGCCGGTTGATTTGGCACTCCAAGATGATCTGGGCCCAAGGTCCTACATATGACTGTAACATACTTGAACACGCCTACAAGAGTTATGGCAAAGCCTTGCCTTGGAAATACTATCAGGTACGAGATTCGAGAACTGTGTTTAGCCTATGGCCTGAACTGCCTATTCCTCCTACCAGCCATCATGCGCTAGAAGACTGTCGCAGACAAATTGGTATGCTTCAAGATACGCTTAAATATCTCAACGTAAAGGAACTCAAATGATCATTGGAGTATGTGGATTCATTGGCTCGGGAAAAGATACTATTGCTGATTATCTCACTAACTTTCATGGATTCCGCAGAGAATCATTTGCATCAACATTAAAAGATGCTGTTAGCCAAGTGTTTGGATGGGACAGAACCCTACTGGAAGGGCGCACTAAACAGGCTCGTGAGTGGCGTGAGCGTGTGGATCCTTGGTGGGCAGAACGCTTGAACATGCCCACACTTACTCCACGTTGGATATTGCAGTACTGGGGTACAGAAGTGTGCAGAGCCGGTTTTCACGATGACATTTGGATTGCCAGTTTAGAAAACAAACTACGACACAGCCAAGATGATATTGTTATTTCGGACTGCCGTTTTCCCAACGAGATTAAGGCCATTAAGAACGCCGGCGGGCGTGTGATTAGAGTAGTGCGTGGCCCTGAACCTGCCTGGTATGATGCGGCTGTAAGCGTAAACCGTGGACCCAATGGCAACTCAACCTGGGCATTAAGTCACAAAAAACTTGAAAAATTGGGCATCCATGCCTCAGAAACTGCCTGGGTAGGCACTCAATTTGATGCGGTGCTAGACAACAACACTACAGTGGATGACTTGTATCAACAGGTCAATGATCTGCTTGCAAGTCTCCTGGACGCCAAGGCACAGTCAAACGTTTGACCTCTTCCACGCAGTTCAAGCAAATGGTGCGTAGGTTTGATAGTTCAGTGTTGGTCATGCGACCATCCACATGATAAACTAACAGTTGACTGGCGTATCTTGATTTAAACCCACAGCGATCGCACACAGTTTTTTTCTTATAGCCTGCTGACTGCCAACGTGCTACTGGTGTTTTTTCTCTGCGCCCACGACGTATACAATGATCGCATCGGTTGCGATAATAGACTGTTTCACCGCGACGGTAGTTCACAGCCACTGGGCGTTGCTTACATGCTCCACAAATGGGTCTCATGTGCTTATTTAGTAAAGCGAACCTTTATAAAGGGCAACACAACCAGGGTGGTTTTAGTCTCTATCGATAAATATCTTTATGAAAAAATATTTTTTGATATTTTACAAAATTTTAGGAGAATAAAATGGCCCTTACCAGTCCAGGTGTACAAGTCACCATCGTAGACGAAAGCAACTATCTTTCAGCCGCAACAAATTCGGTACCATACTTTTTGATTGCCACAGCGCAAGACAAAGTATCCGGATCAGGAGTGGGTGTAGCCGCTGGCACACTCAAGGCCAATGCCAATCGAGCCTATTTGATTACCAGTCAACGAGATCTGACTGCTACATTTGGCAATCCCTTCTTTTACAAGACCACTATTGGTACTCCAATCAATGGTTATGAACTCAATGAATATGGTTTATTGGCCGCTTATTCAGCACTGGGTGTGACCAATCGTGCCTATGTACAGCGTTGTGACATTGATTTAACCCAACTTACAGCCAGTTTGGTACGCCCTACAGGCGAGCCCGACAACGGTACCTATTGGCTAGACACTGCCAACACCTTATGGGGTATTTGGGAATGGAATGCCACAACAGGCGCCTTCAGTAACATGGTACCAAGTGTGATTACAGATACTGCTTATTTAAGTGGTGGAGTTCCCATTGACAGTTACGGCAATATTGGTGACTATGCAGTTGTGGCCACAAACACAGCCAATCCTGTTTATTATAAAAATGGAGCGGCCGATAGTACTCAAAGTACCTCTAGTCATTTGGTCAATCTATACAATACCTGGGTACTGGTGGGCAGTAATGACTGGAAAGTAAGTTATCCCACAATCACAGGTGCCAACGCTGTCACAAGCGATTTAACTGGTGGAAATACTTTGGTAATCAATGGAACTACTGTTACAGTTCCTGTAGCCCCTAACAACGATATTGCAGGACTCAGCGCCGCAATTAACTCTGCCGGTATCGATGGAGTCCACAGTGCAGTAATTGACAACAAGTTGACCTTGTATTGTGATGCTACTTCCTCAGCAGACGGATCATCCGCTGATGATGGTATTATTGTGATCAACAGTTCGGGCAGTACTCCTGGTTTGATTACCACACTAGGACTTACTACCAATACTGCTTTCTTTGCTCCACAACTGCAACAAAGTCCAAGTTATCAAAATCCACGTTGGAATTCAACAGGTGCCACACCAAGACCTACAGGTTCAGTCTGGAACAAGACCAACAGTGTGAATCTCGGCACTACAATGGTTGTGAAAAAATATTCAACTGCCTTGGCTGCTTTTGTACAACAGAGTGCTACAGTTTATGCCAATGATTGGACAGCCAACGCAACTTTGGATGCAACAGGCGGAGGCAAACTGATTCCAGCCGGAACCACTTACACTCAATACAATGTGAGCCCTGAAACCAATGGCGGCCCCACCGGCAACTACCCTTTCAATCCCACGTACACACTGCAAGTGTTTGAAAGATCCGCAGTGGGCGCCACAGTGATCACTGGAGATGACGATGCAGCCACGTTTACAATTGGTGATCAGTTTTATATCATGACATCAACTGCCAACAGCACCACACTTACAACACCTGTGTTGGCTACCTTGGCTGGTACTACACCTGCTGACTTTGTGACAGCAGTTAGTGCGGCTGCGGTGCCAAATGTCACTGCCAGTGTGGACAGTAGCGGATACATTGTGCTGACCCAAACACAAGGTGGTGTAATTTTGTTACAAAATGCCAATGCCACTACTCCAGTGACCAAAGCAGGTTTCAACACCACAGTAACAGGTTGTCGCAATGTGTACCTTGACACAGACACAAGTGTACCGATCACCGCGTCTGATGACACCTGGTTGAACCTAAGCAACTGGGTGGCAGCAACTTACACAGCCAGTGCTACAGCCCCTGATCAGGATCCTGCTGACGGTCGTTATTGGTATTATTCAGCAACCAATCAAGTGGATATCATGATTCAAAGCGGTACAGGCTGGGTGGGTTATCGTAACGAAACCAATGACATTCGTGGCTACAACTTGAGTCTAACCAATGCTACTGGACCCATAATCAGTGCCACAGCACCTACCACTCAAACTGACAGCACAGCCTTGGAGTACGGTGATATCTGGATTGACACTAGCAATCTTGAACTGTACCCTGTGATCAATCGTTGGTCAGTAGTGGACGGAGTTGAACAATGGATCACGCTAGACAACACAGATCAAACCACACAAAATGGTGTGTTGTTTGCAGATGCTCGTTGGAGTTCAACAGGCACAGTAAATCCAATCACAGGTGCATTGCCTACAATTACCAGTTTGTTGACCAGCAACTACTTGGACATTGATGCTCCGGACTACACATTGTATCCAACTGGCATGTTGTTGTTTAACACACGCCGTTCGGGATTCAACGTCAAGAGTTTCCAAAGCAACTACTTTAATGCAACAGATTTTGCATATGATACCTGGAGTTCATCTACTCAGTATGCTGTAGGCGATCAGGTTTTGTACAACACCGTGTTGTATGTGGCCATTGCTACTCCTCCTGTGTCAACTGTGCCTACCAATACCACCTATTGGAGTGAATTGCAAACCAACTGTTGGGTCACCGCCAGTGGCAATCGCAATGACGGATCGCCAAACATGGGACGTTTTGCTCAGCGTGAACTGATTGTGGCAGCACTCAAAGCCGGTATTGACACCAGTGTGACCATAAGAGAAGAACAAAACCAGTTCAACTTAACTGCATGTACAGCCTATCCTGAATTGATTCCCAACATGTTGGCACTCAGCAACGAGCGCAACAACACAGTGTTTGTGGTAGGCGATACCCCAATGCGTTTGCCAGCGACTGGCGCAGACATCATCAGTTGGGCCACCAACAATGGGGGTGCTGGTTATGTCACAGGCGACGGACTCACTTCTAATTCACCATATGTGGGCGTGTTCTGGCCCAGTTGCCAGACCACTGACCTGTCAGGGGCCGCAGTGGTCACGGCTCCAAGTCACATGATGGTGAGAACTATTATTCGCAACGATGAAGTGGCTTACCCATGGTTGGCACCAGCAGGTACACGTCGTGGTGTGATAGACAATGCTGACAAAATTGGTTACATCAATGCTCAAACAGGTGAGTTTGTGACCTTGGGTGTTAACCAAGGCTTACGCGATGTACTATATCAAAATCAAGTAAACCCAATCACGTTTGTACCTGGTGTGGGCATCACCAACTTTGGTAACAAAACCACACAAACAGCAACCACAAGTTTAGATCGCATCAACGTGGCACGTTTGGTTGTGTTTATTCGCAACAGGCTTGAATCAATTGGCAAGCAGTTCTTGTTTGAACCCAATGATCAAATCACCCGTGATGAAATCAAGAACGCTGTTACAAGCCTAATGATTGATCTGGTGGCCAAGCGTGGTATCTATGACTACCTGGTGGTGTGTGACGATACCAACAATACACCTGCTAGAATTGATGCCAACGAACTGTGGGTGGACATTGCAATTGAACCGGTCAAGGCAGTGGAATTCATCTATATTCCAGTTCGTCTCAAGAACACAGGCGAGATTGCAGCCGGCCAAACAGCAGTGGCACAAGCAGTCTAACGATAACGCTAGACAGGGAAATGGGGTGGCAACACCCCATTTTTTTTGGCCTCAAACGATATAAATAATCACATAGGAGATACTAATATGGCCGTTGCATCATTAACAAGAATGACAGTGCCCTTGGCAAGCGATCAAAGCGCAAGCAATCAGGGCATGCTCATGCCCAAACTCAAATATCGCTTTAGAGTGATATTTGAAAATCTTGGTGTAAGCACACCCAGAACAGAATTGACCAAACAGGTCATGGATTTCAAACGTCCCACAGTGAACTTTGATCCCATTGTGTTGCCCATCTACAACAGCGAACTCAAACTGAGTGGCAAGCCACACTGGACTGATGTCACCTGCACCTTGAGAGATGATGCATCAGGACAGGTGTCAAAACTGGTAGGCGAGCAACTGCAAAAGCAAATGGACTTCTTGGAAATGGCATCTGCGGCTTCGGGCATTGACTACAAGTTTACCACTAGATTTGAAGTGTTGGATGGTGGCAACGGCGCTGCCACACCCATAGTACTGGAAACCTGGGAACTGTATGGTTGCTATTTGGGATCAGTAGACTATGCTGATGCCAACTATGGGGAAAATAATCCAATGACCATTGCACTGACCATTGTGTACGACAACGCCAACCAGACACCCAATGGCACTGGTGTTGGTACTGCAATTGCTAGAACTGTCAACGACGTTGTAACTGGCGCTGGCACAGCACAGTCCATACAATAAGGATCGACTGATATGCAATGGGGTCAGGATTTCCTGACAGGTTTTTTTGGTGGGCAAGGTCTTAAAGATTATGCCCATGCCAGCAAGACCTTTAGAACCAATGGATATGAACTTGCTCCGCGGAACAAGTTCCTGTTTCATGTTTACTTCAATCTTAATACAACCGAAATTCCCACACTGAGAAATGCATTTCCCACAACATCACAAGCAGAACTAGGGTTACTGGTCAAAACTATACAGTTGCCAAACTATAGTCTTGACACCGAAACACTTAATCAATACAACCGTAAACGGATAATACAAAAGAAAATCAACTATCAGCCAGTAAGCATGACATTTCATGACGACGGCGGCGATCTAAGTAGACTGCTTTGGTATAACTATTATTCATACTATTACAAAGATCCCAATCAGCAGTATGGATCAGCACCCAACATGAATGGCAGTATAGGTCAAGTGGCAAATGAACCAGGGTTTTCATACAACTCTAGAGACATTTATGCCAACAACAGACCAGTCAATGACTGGGGCTACATTGGCGAAGGATATATGCAAGCCTCTGCAGGTGCAAGCGGAAATCTAGGTGGTAACCAAAGCACCGGCAAACCTGCCTTTTTCAGAGATATTACCATTTATGGCCTAGATCAACACAAATGGGCTAGTTATGTACTGATCAATCCGCTAATCAAAGAGTGGAAACACGATCAGTATAACTATAGTGAAGGCGGCGGCACTATGGAAAATTCAATGACAGTGGAATATGAAACCGTGAAATATTATACAGGTGCCATTGGCGGGTCAAGATCTGACACCCACGTCAAAGGCTTTGCTGATCCTGCACACTATGACAACATTAGATCAAGTCTGGCAAGACCTGGTAGCACAAGAACTGTACTAGGTCAAGGTGGATTGTTGGATGCTGGCATTGGTATTGTGCAAGACTTACAAAGCGGTGGAGTAACAGGCATAATCGGTGCTGTGCAAAAAGCCGGCACAGCCTACAACACATTCAAAGGTCAAAACATCCGGAGCATCGTTAACGAAGAAGCCAATGCGGCACTGAAAAGTGTGATACGCAACAGCATACCAGGTGCTGTGAGACAACAACAAAGTGGCTCAGGTGGCTTTGTGTTTCCTAGATCACCGGGATACGGACAAGGATAATCATGGGCGGTTCAGTTAATTCACCAAATGAAAATAATGATTTAACAGTCAGAATCTTTGACGGCTTCTACAGTTACGAACAGTTTGTGAGTGCAGAAGAATACGATGTGGTCTACAGTTATCTCAAGAGTGTGTTCACTACAGATGCGGCAGCAGGTAACTTTGCAGTGGCCCTGTTTAGAATTGCTGATGAAACTCGTACTCCTGTACTCACAATATTGCAAAGTTTACAAGGTCAAGACGCACTAACGTTGACACAGACCTTGTGTTACTATCTCAACAACATGCGAAGCGGTAGTACGTTGTTGGGCTTTGGTGCACCTGTAACTCCTAACTATTATACTGCTAGAAATGTCGTGGCATGAGTCGCTGGGCCAATGGTATATACACCCTGGTGAACCCTGCCAAGTATGTGGGCAAGGGTGTGCCTAGATACAGATCCGGCTGGGAGCATGCGTTCTTTAAATTCTGTGACTCAAATGACGCTGTGTTACAGTGGGCGTCGGAAAGCATAGCCATACCCTATCGCAATCCCATCACCGGCAAGCAAAGTCAGTACATACCCGACATACTAATGACCTATCGCACCAGAGGCAACCAAGTGCGAGCAGAGTTGATAGAAATCAAACCCAAAAAGCAAAGCGTGATCGAATCAAAAATGTCGGCCCGTGACCGTGCTGTGGTTGCTATCAACTATGCCAAGTGGGACGCCGCAACCAAATGGGCCAAACGAAACGGGCTCCTGTTCCGTGTGATCACCGAAGATCAAATGTTCAAGAACGGTAGCAAATAGCCCCTACCCACAAGTTTGCGGTAAATATGGCATGACCCGCAAATTAGAAGAACTCTTTGATTTACCCCCAAACGACGCCCCAGAGCCTGAAGATGCGCCCACTGTTGAAGAAACACGCACCTACATTGCTGAAATAGATGACACCATTGACAAGATTGATGCGGCCCTGCCGGGTGTGCGTGATCTCAGCGCCAGTGATGACGAAATGGACGACCTGGCAAAAAAAGCCACTGACAGTTTTGACGAACTCATGACACTTGGGATGAACGTCGATTCAAGATTTGCCGCAGAAATCTTTGGCGTGGCCGGCACAATGTTGGGCCATGCGCTCACAGCCAAAACAGCCAAACTAAACAAAAAACTCCGAGTGATTGATCTACAGTTGAAAAAAGCCCGACTGGATCAACAAAACCCTGACGATGCACCCACACAGCCGGGCCAAGGCCATGTTCTGGATCGCAACGAAATCTTGGAACGCTTGATCGGCGACAGACGAACAATCGCCAAAAAAGAATAAATATCATATAGGACCTTATCATGAAGACATTTCATCAATATCTCGCAGAATCTCAGCGCACATACGACTACAGGATCAAAATCCTAGGTGAAGTGCCACCTGATTTTGTGAAAAACCTCGAAGAAAAAATGGCACAGTTTGACATTGTCAAAATTTCTCGCCCAAAAACCACACCTGTGCAAAAGTTGCAGAAAGACTTTCCTGGCGCAGAAAATGAGAGCATGACTTTCATGGATGTGAGTTTTAGATATCCTGCCATTGAACCACAGATCAAACAGTTGGCACAGTTGTTGGGTTTCAATCCCAACCGAATCACACTGCAAACAGCAGCCTATGATGACAGCATTGCCAAAGAGATTGCTGACATCACAGCACAGAACAAAGACTTGATTGCTGACACTGATTATCCTGCACCTGATGCAGAACAAAAAGCCTTGAGCCAAGACTACTCAGCCAATCCCTATCAACATGCAGTATTGAAGAATGAATACCGTTCAGACTTTACTGTGGCCGGCGGCAAGACACCTCCTGCAAAAACCACAAATGATATTCCAACACAGGACAAGAGCCCGTTCAACAATATCAAGCGTCAACCCCGCCCAGCAACTGGTGCAACCCCAAGAGGATAATACAATGACATTTTTTTACGACTTAAACAAACGCATGGCTGAACTAAGCCAAAAACAAACTCTCACCGAAGGCGCAGTTGCTTTATCCAACAAGTGGATCCAAGGTGCTGTTAATCCTGCACACAAAGGTGACCTGCACAAGGCGTTGCATGTGGCTGCTGGTGAAAAGATTCCTAAGGCCAAGATTAACAAAGCCACTCACAGCAGTGATCCACATCTGCGTCATATGGCACAGTTTGCCAAGAACGTGGCACCCAAACAAGAAGGTGTGGGAGAAGGCGATACAAGTAGTCCAACAAAAACCACTGGCGGTCGGGCTAACATGCCAACCAGCGACGTAAGGAGCAAATATTATCCTCCTGCAAAACCGCCAGTCAAGAAGTTTGCCCAGCCAACCACTGCGTTTGATAGAAACAAGACCGGTGGTCTTTCTACAGCGTATGCTCAAGATCAAGCATCACGTCCAGCAGGTATGAATCCAAGTCCTGAATCGCGTTATAAAATAGGCGAAGAAGGTGGCATTCCAATGACAGCCAAGCAAAAATCATTTGCTGCCTTGGCACCTCCCAAAGACAAAATTACATTTGCTGACAAGATTGCCGGTGCCAAACAAGAAGTTGAAGAAATGTTGGGCGACGTGGCTGCCGAAGCCATCAAGAGCGCACTGACTCCCAAGCAAAAGAAACTTGACCGCAACAACAACGGTAAGTTAGATGCACAAGACTTTGAGATGTTGCGTAAGGGCGCAAAACAAGAAACCGACGAAGGCTGGGACGAAATGGAACGTGACGTTAAAAAGCGTATGGGTCCAAAGGTTGGTGATGTCCGTCGTGGCGCACGTCATGACATTGAAACCACTGCCACTGGTGTTCGTGCCACACGTCGTTATGATGACGAAGAAGATGACAATCAACCCACAGGCGAAAAACGCAAGGCTGGCCGTCCCAAAGGCTCACGCAAAGCCATGGGAGCCAAAGGTCCCAGCGGCCGGTCAAAGTTGATGACCCGAGAAGATGGTGTGGACATTGTTGATCGTGGTGAATACGATCAAGAAGGAGCCATGGCCAAAGATGACATCAAGACCATTGTGCGTCATGCTCAAGCCCTGGAAAAAATCCTAGGCGACAACGACAACTTGCCAGAATGGGTGCAGGCCAAGTTGGCCAAGATCGAAGGCATGATGACTGCTGTGGATGATTACATGCAGAATCAACAAGATGATGATCAAGAGATTGATGAAAAGGCACCTCTAGGTGCCAAGGCTGAACGCATGGTCAAACATATCAAGGCTGGTTATGCCAAAGATGGCAAATTGACAGATGTTGAAAAGCGCAAAGCCTACGGTGCGGCCTGGAAAGCACACAATGCTGGTAAAGTGGAAGAAGAGTCCACAGACAAAGAAGATCAACGTGCTGAACGTGCAGGTCGTAAAGTAGCCAAAGACATTGAGTATGATGAAGGCCACAAAGGCAAAGACGATAACCGGGCAGAAAAAGCCGGTAAAAGAGTCACCAAAGACATTGAGTACGATGACAAAAAAGATCGTAAAGAAAAGAAAGTAGATGAAACTACCACCAGTGGTTCAGTTGCTGCCAGCGATGCCGCTCCTAAAAAGAGCAAGGGCGGCATGCAAATTGGCAAAGGCATCTACGACAGCATGAATCGTGAATTAGAAAACATGATCTCTGAGTCAATGAGCATCAATGTGTCAATGACCAACGATGACAGCGGCTCACACAAGAACATCACTGTGACAGCAGCCGATGAGGATGCAGAAATGTTGGCACAATTGCTGGCACGTGCAGGTTTGACCGGTGGTGCACACGGTCATCAAGAGCCTTGCCCAGACTGCGGATCAACTGATTGCGGTTGCGACGAAGCAGTTGAAGAAGCCTACGGTGATGTCACTGCCACAGAGAACAAGCCTGATTGGCCTACCGACACTGAATACAGTGACGATGCCCTGCAATACTCAGGTGGCTTAAACAAGCCCAAGACTGATGTTGCTGGTGACGGACAAACAACAGTTCCTAACACTGCTGTTCACACTCAAGACGAAGATGAACTGCGTCGCATGATGGAAATGGCCGGCATTGACCAAAGCAAACTCAAGCCTTGGGAACGCACCATGAAGGAAGAAGAAGCAGTTGAAGAAGGTGTTGTGGACACAGTTAAGAGCGTTGTGAAAAAAGGCCTTGAGAAACTGGGTCACGGGTCGGATCAAGACATGCGCAAAGACTTGCAAAAGAAAATGGGTGTGCCACCAACAGGTCAAAAGCCCGAGCCCAAAGACGACAAAAAGATGCAAGAAAGCCTGATGAAAGAGTTTGCTAACTTTAAGATCTAATATGACACAACAGTATCAAACCTACGCAGAAACAATGTCACGCTTGGCGGAAAGACACCCGCCAGCACCCACACCTGCAGAGGTGCGCAATCAACCTGCAATGATACCCGGCGTGTTAAGCCAGACCACAAATCTGTTTCGCCCAGTGGCAGTGGCAGATCTCAATAAGGAATTAAAATAATGGCTATTCAAGTCGTCAACGCAGTATCAAATGTGGCCTGGACCACAGACAAGGTAGAAATTGCTACCACAACCGCCAACGTGACTTTTCAAGTTTCAGTTGTACAATTGACCTATGTACAAGCAAATGGTGTTCCTGCAAACGCTACAATGACCACACCCACCGGCAATCTATATGCTAACGTTATAGTGGTCCCTGGCAACACAGTGCAACAATACTATGTTGGTGCAGGAAACTATTTGAACATTGTGACAGGCACTGGCTTCTCGGCCACAGCACTAGGCGCAGCCTCATCAGCCACGGCAGGTTCAAACGGCATCTAACATGCGAGCCCGTGAGTTCATAACCGAAGGCGCTGGCAAGCGTGGCGGAACAAGAGCCGCCGCCAGCCACGAGTTTGAAACTGCACATCCTGGTATAGTAGGGCCTGGTGGCAAGGGAGACGTGTATTGGGGCCGTTATTACGATCATTATCGTGTGGCAACATTGGCCGGTATGGATCTGGAACAATTAGAAAACTCAAGCGACATAAACTTCTTTGGAAACTTGCCCATCTTCAGTGCCTACACTGAACACGATCGCAAGAAACTCACAGCAATTATGAAAAAATTGGGCATGAAGCCCCGAGATTCTATCAGTAACGGCAGTCATGAACCTGACTACGTGAATCACACAAGCCCAGTCACAGCATTCAAAGGTTATGCGAGATAACCATGTGTGTAATACTTGCCAAATACTTTGATGGTATTGGATGGGCCGGCGCCAAAAATCGCGATCGCAACTACACCCCTGTGCTAGACTTCATTGAAGACAACAGTCAAGACGTGCAACGCATGATGATGCATGATCAAGTCACAGGCTACAAAGAAGGCATCAACAATCATGGCATCAGTATCCTGAACACCAGTTTGGATGTTTATGATGATGAAAGTGAAGTTGAAGCCGGCACAGCAGAAATCAGTCCTGACGGGCAAGTGATTGCCAAGGCTCTGTTACAACACACAGTGCCCGATGCTGTTCAAGTGTTATTAGACGGAAAACTGGGTGGTTGCACCATTGTGTTTGACCGGGAACAACTGTATCTAATAGAAGCCAGCGACTGGGATGGCACACGTGAATTCAAATCGATTGTGAAAGAGATTCCAAACACAGACACAGTGGCCAGAACCAACCATGGCATTTGGATGCAGGACACAGGATACCAACGCAGACCCAACAATCGGAGTGAAACACTCAGTAGAATTTCAAGTGAATCAAGACTTGCACTAGCCGAAGCAGTGGTGGCCACAGCCGAAGAACCTGAGGATTTAGTGGACGGTATGTGTCAAGTATACTTGAAGAATCCGCAACTAAATATAATGCGGACCAGCACAGAGCAAAAGAAAATGCGCACCACTAGTCAGCAGTTATGTGTTCCAGAAGAAAAGACACTGTATTGCCGTCCTGTTAGCAGTCATTTGCAATTTGATTTCTGGGGCTTGAATCAACCCAACACTGATGTATGGGTAGAGATCCTAAGCAACCGCGCACTGTGGCAGAATACACAAGGTGATCCTCCTTTTGGACACATGAAACTAAAAGACGTCAAATGAGAGCAAGAGAATTTGTAGCAGAAGCAAGATTTGGATCAGCCCAAGACGTTCCTGCTGACGCAAAGAAATTACCCAAAAGCCACGCTAGTGCCATCAAGGGTGCTATCAGCATGCCCGACATATCAATGACCAAACAAGGTGGTAATCCCTACACACAATGGCGTTTTAGTCTGGCCATGGCCGGAGCACCAGATTTCCCCACACCAGCCGCTGGCGCATTTGCTGGCGACCCGCTGTTGGCAACTTACACAGACGTCGAAATGGACATCATCAACGCCGCTGCCAAGAGTGTGGGGGCTGGAAGAGTTAACAAACTAACTGACAATCGCAGTCGAGAAGCAGACTATGTGCAAAAAACAAGTCCAGTAAAAGGATTCAAAGGATATCCCAGATGAGAGCCAGAGAATTCTTAAAAGAACACGATGGTAACATCAGCGATGATTTTCGTTATCCCACAGTAGGTCTAAACACCTTTGGTGACGGCGAGCACATCAGTGGAGATTATACATCATACAGACTCATGATGGCCACTGCCATGGCTGACGGCACCAACAAGCCACTGGATCTTGATGCCAAAAGTTGGTACGGCAAAAGAAAAACAGCACACCCTTACACTCAAGCGGAACAAAACATGTTGAAGCAGGCTTATAAAGCAGTGGGCGCAGAGTGGCAAGATCTAAATCATGGCGACTTGGAGAGCCAAGAACCACCAGGTGGCAATGCCAAAAGCCCTATCGAACCATTTAAAGGGTATCTCAGATGAGAGCCAGAGAGTTTATTACAGAAGATC